ACAGGTCACTGCTGCCAAAGACACTGCCGCTTTGTACCTCAACGCATTGCAGTCCACCTTGCACAGTCGCTTGGGCGGTCATGCCCAGCAGCTTCGCCAAGAGGCTGGCAAGTCCACCGGCACTGTGCGCTTTGAGGTCGATGGCTACATGGTCGTCGCCGATTTGCCCAAGCGACCTGAATACAACCAGGTCAAGCTCAAAGAAGCCGTGGAAGCGTTGCGCAAGTGGGGCGAGGACCCGGAGAACTATGTCGGCATCGAAATCAAAGTCGCCGAGTCCAAGTACAACGCCTGGCCACCCGGCATCCGCGATCTGTTCGAACCTGCACGCACGCTCAAAACGGGCAAGCCCAGCTACAAGCTCGAGCAGATCAAGGCCGGAGAAATCCCCGACGCTGCCAACGACAGTCACTTTGGTGGGGGTGTGTGATGGCCATTTCACTTGCACAACTTACACGCGCCAATACGCCCAAGCCACCCCGCATTCTGATTCACGGTGTTGCAGGCGTTGGTAAAACCACCTTCGCCGCAGAAGCCAGCAAACCTGTGTTCGTGCAAACGGAAGACGGTCTGGGAACAATTCCGGCAGCTAGCTTTCCGCTTGCACGCACGTTTGAGGAAGTCCTTGAGTCACTGGCCTCGCTGTACACCGAAGACCATGACTTCAAAACCGTGGTGATCGACAGCGTGGACTGGCTTGAACCCTTGGTTTGGGGCAAGGCCTGCCGCGACAACGGCTGGGGATCGATTGAAGACGCCGGGTACGGCAAAGGCTACGTGGCCGCTTTGAGCCTGTGGCGTCAGTACATCGACGGCCTGAACGCCCTGCGTGACGACCGTGGCATGACTGTTGTGCAAATCGCGCACACCGACATCAAGCGTTTTGACTCGCCTGAGCACGACCCCTACGACCGGTACGTCATCAAGTTGCACACCCGCGCAGCGGCGCTGATGCAAGAGCACTCCGACATCGTGCTGTTTGCCAACTACCGCATCTCCACCGTGAAGGCCGATGTCGGCTTCAACAAAAAAGTAAACCGCGCCATGGGCTCGGGCGAGCGGGTGATTCACACCGCCGAGCGCCCAGCCTTTTTGGCTAAGAACCGCTATGGCCTTCCAGAGACCCTGCCACTGGACTGGCAGTCCTTTGCCCAGGCCATGCCCGATGTGATCAAGCCCATGTTGATCGCCAACCCAGTCACCCCCACCAACCCAACCACCTGAAATTGAAATAGGAGAAAACACCATGGCTTCATTCGGACAAACTTTCGACGCATCCTCAGTTGAACCCAGCAGCGGCTACGAAGTCCTGCCACCCGGTAAATACCTCGCCCAAATTGTTGCAAGCGAAATGCGTGCAACCAAAGACGGCATGGGCCAGTACCTCTACCTTGAGGTGGATGTCATTGAGGGGCAGTACGCAGGCCGCAAGCTCTTTGATCGCCTGAACCTCATCAATGCCAATGCAGATGCTGTGCAAATCGCACAGCGCACGCTGTCATCTATCTGCCGTGCCGTTGGCAAGTTGCAGGTCAGCAATTCGGAGCAGTTGCACCTCATTCCATTGATTGCTGATGTGCGTGTGCGCCCCCCGAAGGGCATGTACGGCGAGAGCAACTCGGTCCGCTACCTGCCTCGCAGCGGTCAGGCTGCAAACGCCCCCACATTCAGCACTGGTCCAGCCAACCCGCCAGCGCGTCCTGCCGTTGCTACAGCAACGCCTGCTGCCAACGGACTGCCCTGGAAGCGCCAAGCCTGAGGTCCCACTGCATGCACGAACACTTCACATTGCATCAACACGCGCTTGAGCCGGTTCACCTGCCGGACTCTGCGCAGGGCTGTCGGGAGCGAATGGCTGCGCTGCAAGGCGAGATTGCTTCCATTCGTATTCAGATCGCAACGACTGACATTCGGCGGCAAACAGAGAAGAAGACGCTTGATGCTGCCTGGTTCCATCGCGCCAAAACCGCGCTGCGTTTAAAGCAGCAGGAGCTGGCGCAGGTGACTGTGCATCTTGCAACCTTTGATAAACGCGCTGCGCCCAATCACCGTGATGCCTTCAAAGACACCTTGATTGAAGTGGTGCGTGAAAACTGCAATGACCAGGAGTGGGCGGGCCTGGTGCAGCGTGCGCGTGACTTACACGCGAGCCAAGGAGGAAACCATGGCTGAACTGCCCGCCATCACAAGCCTTACCCGCGAGGCCATCTTCTCTGGCTATGAAGCAGATGCCAGTGATGGGTTTCGCAGCCACCTTGGCGCGTCCCTCATTGGCAAGGAATGCGAGCGTGCGCTTTGGTACGACTTTCGCTGGGTCACGCGCAGCAAGCACCCAGGCCGACTTCTGCGCTTGTTTGAAACCGGTCAACTGGAGGAGGCGCGCCTGGTGCTGAACCTGAGACGCACCGGTGCGACTGTGCTGGAAGTCGATCCCGAGACTGGACGTCAGTTTCGTGTTCAAGCCCATGGCGGCCATTTTGGAGGTTCGCTCGATGGCGTTGCCATCAATTTGCTTGAAGCACCCAAAGTCTGGCACGTGCTGGAGTTCAAGACGCACTCCAACAAGAGCTTTGGCGATCTGGTGGCCAAGAAGGTACGTGAGTCCAAACCGCAGCACTTTGCCCAGATGCAAATCTACATGCACCTGATGGGCATTACCCGATCGATGTACTTGGCTGTGAACAAGGACACCGATGACCTGTATGTCGAACGCGTGGAGGCAGATGTCACTTATGCGGAACTTCTTATGGAAAAAGCCCGGCGAATCATCTTTGCCCAAACACCACTGCCACGCATCAGCGAAGAGCCAAGTTGGTATCAGTGCCGCATGTGTGACCACGCACCGGTTTGCCATGCAAGTGGCAACAGCGTGGTGGCACCTGCGATCAATTGCCGTACTTGCCTGCACTCAACACCCGTGGATGGTGGTTGGCATTGCGACCGGCATCAAAAGCGCCTGACCGAAGTAGATCAGCGCAGCGGCTGTGAGCAGCACCTGTATTTGCCAACACTTGTTCCTGCTACGCAAGTCGATGCGGGTGACGACTGGGTTGACTACGAATTTACCAACGGTGTTCGCTGGCGCGATGCCGGTTTGAAAAAGCACGCCGCCAACTGAATCCCCAACCGCAAACCTAAACGCAATTGAAAAAGGAGTCCCGTCATGAGCTTTTCCCTTCGCCCCTACCAAAGCGCTGCCATCCAAGGCATTTACAACTATTTCCAAGATGAGAGCGGCAACCCGCTGGTGGTGATTCCTACCGCTGGTGGCAAGTCCCTTGTCATGGCCACCTTTGTTGAAGGCGTGCTCAAAGCCTTTCCAGATCAGCGCATCCTGATCGTGACTCATGTGCGTGAGCTGATTGAACAGAACTTTGCCGAACTCAAAAAGCTTTGGCCGCAAGCCCCGGCAGGGATTTATTCAGCAGGTCTTAAGAAGCGTGAGATCCGTGCGCAGATTTTGTTTGCTGGCATCCAGTCCATTCACAAGCGTGTGTATGACGTTCAGCAGTGCGATCTGGTGTTGATTGATGAAGCGCATTTGATCCCACGCTCCTCAAACACGATGTACCGCAAGTTTCTTGATGGCTTGAAGCGCATTAACCCCATGCTCAAAGTGATTGGTCTGACGGCCACGCCATACCGCCTTGACTCTGGGTTGTTGCATGAAGGTAGTGAGGCCATCTTCACTGACATCGCCTACGAGGTTTCGGTGCGCGAGTTGATTGATGACCACTACCTTTCGCCACTGATCTCCAAACGCATGGCAACGCAAATTGACCTCACTGGTGTGGGTACACGCGGCGGTGAGTTCATCCCGAAGGATTTGGAAGCGGCCATTGACCAGGACGCGATCACACAAAGCGCAGTCAATGAAATCTTCTCGTACTCAACAAACCGCAAAAGCTGGCTGATCTTTTGTGCAGGCGTGGACCATGCGTACCACGTGCGTGATGCGGTGCGCAGCAGAGGCGTGACCTGCGAGACGATTGTGGGCGATACGCCCAGCGCCCAGCGCGAAGCGATCATCAATGACTTCAAGGCCGGACGAATTCAGTGCCTGACCAATGCCAATGTCTTGACGACAGGCTTTAACGCTCCTGCGGTAGACCTGATTGCCATGCTGCGCCCGACCAAGTCGGCGGGTTTGTATGTGCAGATCGTGGGCCGTGGTTGCCGCCTTGCACTGGGCAAGACTGACTGCCTGGTGCTCGACTTCGCCGGGAACATTGCGCGCCACGGACCCATTGACGCCATCAAGCCCAAGACACCCAAAGCGGGTGAAGACGGCGATGCGCCCACCAAAGCCTGCCCTGAGTGCGACAG